TAGACCTGCTGTGGCGGGAAGTGTTCGCGTTGCTGTTGCTGTTACAAATTCACCAGAATTTAATACGCTTGTACCACTTCCTCCCACTTGTGAAAATGGTGGACTGTCAACGGTTATTGTGCTTCCTGAACCTCTTGTCTTACTACCTGAACGTCCTAATACATTCCAGTTGCCTGCTGTAGGGGATAGGGCGCCACCTGAATCCCCAGTTATCGTTTGACCTGCGCCACCTCCTGCTAATGCAACAAAACCATTAGCGTCAACCGTGAAATCTGCTGAATCGAAATTACAAAGACCGATCTTTGTTGGATCCGTCGCTGCTATAGCTTGACTCATTTGAGCAACTACAGCCATTTGAGAAGCAGAAACTCCGTATGATCTTATTGGATTTGTTCCCGCTACATCAATTCCACCGATAAATCCTACTTGACCGCTTGCGTTTGGAACTACTGGGGTTGTTCCCGATTGCAATATAAATTCCTCAACAGGTGCTCCGCCGCCATTGGTTTCTATGGTGATGTTGGGATCTGAGAAATCTACAGTTAATGATGATGATGTAATATTTCCAACAACTACATGCGTTTCGCCAACTGGCACAGTTGTTCTTCCGATCCATAATTGACCATCATCTTGAAGACCATTTGCTTGGCTAGGTATATCTGCTCCGCTGAAATCTGCGTTGTCAGCAAAAACAATATCTTGATCATTTGATATAGAACTATATAAGCCTGGCATTGTCTACCCTATGAAATCATACGTTGTTTTTGTGTACCAATTGATAGTCTTTCCTGCTAATCCTCTGACTCTAATCGCCACGGTGTTTCCAATTATTGCCCCCTGCACTAAAGCATTAACCATGTCATCTTCATCGCCTTGAATCCCTGGCTGTGAGCTAATTCCTGTTCCCGATGCGCCATCTGTTCGCACAACTTTATAAATTACATAACCTAACGATGTTGTATCTGTTACGTTGTAAGCTATTACATTATGTTGGAAAAGATAAGTGCCTGGAGTCGCTCCTAAATCAAAACTGAACAAAGGAACTAGTGTTGAATCGTCTGTTGTTGTTCCTGTCCCCGTGATACGATTAGTCAAAAATATAGTTACGTCATCACCCGTTGGTGAGCTTGACTCGCTTCTTATGCCATTAGTATTATTTGCCGTTTCATCTGTAGTGAGAATATTGATATTATTTGCAACCGGTTCGGCTGCCGCCCCTGTGTCTCCAGTGAGCGTCTGAATTGGCGAGCCACCGCCTCCGCCACCGGCTACATTAATGATTCCCGCCTGGCTCATTTATAACCCTCCGTCATGATAGACTGAGAGATAAACAATATCAGTGACAGCACCAGCAGCGCCAGAAACACTCTTTACATAGAATTGTGTATTGGCAGGCCAATAGAAAACTCCGTCCATTTGCTTATTAGCTGCCAGGTCAAGCAAAAGAAAACTATTAGCCGGTAAAATATCAAATGCATTTGTCGCATCTACTGAAACAAAAACATCAAGAGTGCCGTTATTGGTAAATTTCAAAATACGAGCAGGATCGGACAATGCCGATCCTAAAACTTGATAAGTTGCCCAAGAACCACCCGCAGCACTTCTTAGGGTATCTAGCCTTAATCTAGAGCTATTTTCTGACATTTATTACCCCTTTATCAGGTTTGTCTTACGATTACATAATCGAATGTTGAAACATCCGTTACAACCGCTGCGCCCGTTGCGCTATATGCCGCAATTGTGAAAGAAGCTCCCGCACTTATAGTTGTAATGGGAAATCCTAGGGCAGGTGATCCGTTCAACGCTGAACGTGTTACGAAGATTCTATCTCCTGCTGCAATGTTTGTATTAGCTACTGTGACAGTACCGGCTACTAGGGTTGCTCGTCCGATGAAGTCAGTTACAGCACCGCCATTCATAGATATCTTTGTTGCAACAGAAGTTAAGTTGAAATCTGTATTGCAATTGACCGCACCTGTTCCCGCTGCTAGACTTATTCCGCCTGCTGCTCCGGCGGCAGTAATTACGACCGCATCAGCTGCACTTTCAGTAGCCGTAATATTGATGCTAGAACCTGTTGCGACAATGTCTATATCTTCTCCAGCTGCTGCTCCAGAGGCTAGAATGTCTATACCGCCCGCACTGGAAGTGATAACGATTGAGTCAGCTGCACTTTCTGTACTTGTAATGTTTACACTGGAACCAGTAGCTACGATATCGATATCTTCTCCAGCTGCCGCTCCGGAAGCGAGTATATCTATACCACCAGCCGTAGAAATAATTGTGATACTATCCGCTGCGCTTTCTGTGGCCGATAGGTTTAAGCTGCCTCCGGTATTGACAATATCAATGTCTTGAGCTGCGGCGCCTGTGGCCAGGATGTCAATTCCTCCTGCTGTGGATAGAACCTGGATAGCGTCAGCGGCATCTTCCGAGGCGCTGACTATTACTGATCCAGCTGTGGATTGGATGGTAATATCAAAGGCTCCTGTTGCAGTAAAATTGCTTGCTGCTGCTGAATCTAAGGATATCCCGCCTGTGGTATCTACAATGAAACCAGCTGTTCCAGCATCGACATCAATTCCACCGCCGGCACCGCTAGTTACTAGATTAATTGCGTCTGCTGTTGCCAAACCTGCTGTTAATGTAATGCCGCCAGCTGTTGAAGTTAATCCAATACTTGCAGCGTTTGTACCTTGTGCACATGTAACGGTTATTCTTTCAGAAGTTCCACCGTTTGTACCAATGGTGATAGCACCTGCATTGTCTTCGGTTGCGGAAATATTCACTGAGCTACCAGTAGCTACGATATCGATATCTTCTCCAGCTGCTGCATTTGAAGCAAAAATGTCGATACCGCCTGCGGTGGCTTCGAGTTTTACCGCGTCAGCCGCTGATTCTGTTGCGCCAATATAGACACTACCACCTGTATTTGTGATATTAATATCTTCGGTAGCTGCGCCAACCGCATCAATGTCAATACCACCAGCAGAGGCCACTATACGGATTGCGTCTACTGCGTTTTGCGAAGAAGCAATATTAACTTGTAAAGCTCCGTCTATATCTACTCCACCTGCTGAGGCTGCTAGATTAATAGCATCTGCTGAAGCTAAGGCAGCCGATAAAGTAATACCGCCAGCGGTCGACTCAAGGTTTATGCTGTCTGCCCCTGTACCTTGCGAAGAAAGTAGCGTTACTCTTTCGGATGCTCCGCCATTGGCTTGGACAATAATTGCGCCAGCGTTGTTCTCTGTGCTTGTAATATTTACACTGGAACCAGTAGCTACGATGTCAATATCCTCACCGGCTGCTGCACCTGACGCCAGAATATCAATACCTCCAGTGGTAGACTGAATAACCACGCTATCCGCTGCTGATTCGGTAGCCACGATTACGACCGATCCGCCTGTGTTGGTTATGTTTATGTCTTCTGTGGCAGCGCCAACCGCGTCAATGTCGATTCCACCTGCACTCGCTACTATTCTAATTGCGTCTACAGCATTCTGGGAACTTGCAATATTTACTTGTAAGGCTGCATCTGCATCAATTCCGCCCGCTGCCGATAAAAGGGTTATTGCATTAGCTGCGGCCTCTTCACCATTAACTATTACTCTACCAGCAGCACTAGATAAAGTTAGGTCAACACCTGCTCCAGTAACTCCAAAGCTTGAGGCTGTATCTGAAGTAAGTGCAACGGCTGCACCTGTTGCGGTGGCTGTCAATGTGGTGAAGGCTCCTGTAGATGCGGCAGTACTTCCAATCGGGGTTGGTGATGCTAAAACAGGGGATAAGTTAGTCGGGGTTACAAATAAGGCTACTGCGCCAGTTGAGGCAGTTCTCGCCACCGCTTGAGCATCTGTTGCTAATTCGCCTATACCAGCGGTTGTTTCAGTGGCAACAGGAGATCCTGCAATTGCTAAGTTATCGGCATATGTTTTTATTGCAAGAGCTGTTGGCACTTGCTCATCAGTTGCGCCCGCCATAGTGACTGAATCATTGAGGATCACGATTCCGAATTCTGTAGTGGTTGCATGAGGATTCCCCCCTGCTTCCCAATCTTCACCATCCCAGAAATATGTTACAAAAGGACTTTCGGAATTATCGATCCACATTTGGCCCATAGCAACTTGATTGTCTGTGCTAGCAGGCGCTCTTTCTGCAATAATTGGTGGTGGTTGAACATTTACAAATGGTGCACCTAGTCCGAGGGCCTGCTGAATTTTTGTTCTGATTGCCATATTTCCTCTCTTTGTGAAACTTCGAAGTAAGCAGGCATTTTTTGAATGTCAAATGGAATTAAAATAAAGATGTAATCTTGTATATTTATGACTGTTTGTGTATACTTGTGAGTATGAAAGAGAAGTATTATACAGTTGAAGAGTTCGCGGAAATATTAAGAGTTACACCTCAAACTATTCGCAAATTTATAAGGGAGGGTCGCATTAACGCTATTAAATTAACTAATAAAGGGCGTTCACCTTATCGAATATGCGAAACTGAATTTATTCGATTATCCATGGTTGGATACGAAGAAAATATGAAGATTATAAAAGAAAATTTAAAGGATTGAATATGAAAATTATATTTACATTAATATTTAGTTTAATTGCTGCTAATTCGTTTGGGTATTATGGCCCGCAATATAATACTGGTGCTAATTATAATCCAACTCCATATAGCACTGCGTATCAGTACAACCCACAAACCACTGTGATTAATCATCAAAATGGACAGACTACATATATTCAACAACATGGCAATTCTGGCACTATTCGTTATAGTGATGGAACTGTCGATTATTTTAGAAGCAGGTGATTTATGAATGATAATTCTGATTTTATTTTCTGGGGTTTTCTTGGTGTTATCATAGGCGTATTGTTTGGATACAATAACGGTTGTGCGCATCAAAAAAAGATCTGTGATGATCAAAGAAGGGATTTGGAAATGGAAGATTTAAAAAGGCAGATTATTGCTTTGAAAGCTAAAATAAATTATTAGCGCTTCTTCTTTTTCTTTTTTAATTTTTTGTCATGAACTATACCCATTAAAGCGACAGCATCTTCAATGCTTAGCTTTTTTGGGTTTTTTGTTTGCTCTTTTTTCATCTCGTATTCTCTTATTTTCTTCTTCTAGCAGTTGTTTAGGTAACGCAAAGTAATCATAAAGTGTCTTAAATTTAGCTGAATACTCTTTACCCTTTCCTCCATATTTCTTTTGAAGTTCTTGGATCAGTTTATATAATCCAGCACCTCTTGAAGGGTCGTTTGGTGACCAGGCTCCATACACGTTCCCACCTGATGTTTTAGCTAAATGAAATGCCTCGGCTATTCTTGTTACATCTTCTTCATCTAGATCTTCATAAATATATTGGTCTCCGCTGTGAAAACGGACTGATAACTTACGTCTATCCGGATCGAAACCTATAAAATTTACAACCGCTGATTTATATTCTTCCGGAATGGATTCAATAAGTCTTTTGTAATTTTCTAGTACGTCATCGACTTCTGGTGTAATCGCTTCTAACTTATCTAACTTTTGATTCGTTTTACCGTCATCAGTTGATATTAAAGCATTTTTCCCAGAGATCTGAGAAATTTCGCCAATATCACCATCAGGAGTTACAATCTTTGTTTTCTTTTCTAATTTGATCGGCTGTATTTCTTCTGGTTCTTGTACTGGTAATTCTTGTTGCATTGGTGCAAGTTCTTGTGCTTCCGGCTCTGTCCACCCTTTTGTCAATGTTCTGAATTTCTCAAATTCTGCTACTGGTGGTAATCGTTTTTGGCCTTCTGTAGCATCCCAATACTTTTTGAATTGTCCAAACTTTTCTTGATCTGCGATTGTTCCTGTTTGTACTAAAACTTTAGCAATCCGCATAAAATCTTTATTTTCTGGTGGTGCTTTGGCTCTTTTCTGTTTTGCTAACTCCCAAAGCTTTTCACTCTCTTGTGCTTTCTGTTTTATTTTAATAACTGCATCAACTTCTTTGGGGTGGAAGCCTTGTTGAAGCATTGTTTCCCGGGTTGGTAGATTAGATTGGGAGGGACGCATTCCCATTTGAATAGGTTGGCTTGGTGGTTGCGGTGCTGGTGCGTTTGGTGCTGCTGGACTCGGCGGTGTCGGTTGTGCAACACCTGCCGCTTGTGCTGGGGCGGGCAACCCTAATCTTTGTTGCGGTGCTCCGATTTGTCTTGGAGGCGGTGGGCCTTGATAAATAGCTGATGGCCTAACGGCACCTGTTGGGGTTATATTGCTTGGTGCTGTTGGTGTTCCTTTTGTAAGGGCAAATGCTCCTAGAGCTGCGACTCCTATTCCTAATGCTTTTTTTACTTTTTCGGCATCATCTGCACGCCTTTGTGCTTCTATTTTATTTGATGTCTTATAACCTGATGACAATTCAGATTCAGCTGTGTCGTAAAAATAATTTACAATCTCTTCTGGCTTATGTCCTAACTTCTCTGCTTGATTTATTTTTTTCTTAAGATTTGATGATAGCCCTTTCAAATAGCTTAATATTTGAATTGCATTGTAACCACTTAAGACAGCTGTACCAATAGGATTCATTTTGCACCCCTAAACACATCAAGGATATTACCTAATCCACGGAAAATATTTGCTATAGAACTTCTAGGAGGATTTCGCAACTCTTCTCTTTCCGCTTGCTGCTCTGGATTTAATTGAAACCCCCTATCTTCTGCCATTTGCAATCCTCTTTGGAATTGCTCCCAGCTATAATGACGCTTAGTCATGAGTTCGTCACGCAATGCTAAAAGAGAGTTGCCTTTGCCATGTTCCATTAATAGATCTGCAACCTGTCCACCATAAGCAAGGTCAACTTGAGGGCTATTTCTTGATTGTTTTCTATAACTTTCCAATCCTGTTTCTGGTGGATTTACTCCTTTAGGCATTTTCATAATTTCAGGTATGATTGTCTTTGGCAATGGATTATAAACCTTTTCGATTTCTGTTTGAGTTAGACCTAGTTCTGCTAATCTATTTCTAGCATATGCACCTTTTCCATATTTCTTTAGATCTTGAACAATTGGTGTTAATGTGCTTAATTCCTTTTCTCTTTCTGCACCACCTAAATAAATCCCTCGAAGTGCACCAGGGACAAAGGCTTTATCAAATTGTGATTTAACATTCATAAATTTATCAAAATCTTGCCTGGTCTTTTCATACCATTCACCAGGAGAAAGATTTGAGTATTTCTGTCCCATTCTCATGAAATCATTCAATTCTTCCGGTGAAGCTCCAGGTAACTTAGGTTTAGCAAATTTCTCTAATTGCTCATTCCTAGCTAATATATCGGCCTGTCTAGCTGTCTCTAATGCTTGGCTTTCTACAAACTGTTTATTTTGAGCTAATTTTTCGGCATTTCTTGCTTGTTCTCTTTGATAAACTAAATCGTATATGGCTGGGTCTTGTGTTGCCTGCTGCGCTGCTGTTGCCTTTCGATTAATTTCTTCTTCTGGTGTTATTCCTGCATATAAACCACTAGTCCCCCCAATTTGTACTCCTTGCCCCTGTTCAGCTGGCGGAAATATTTGATTAGGTTGCTGTTGTTGTGGTTGCTGCGCTTGCTGGGGTATTACAGGTAAAGAAGTTTGCCCAGGCTGTTGCATTTGTTGAGGTGATAGATTTTGCGCAGATATATTAGGCGATGAAATAGGTGGTTGTGGTGTTGCAGACGATTGACTTGTAGTTGGTTGACCTGTTCCTCCTGGAATAGAATCCAAAATGGCTTGATTTTGTTTTTGCTGCATTAATTGTTGAAATACAGGTGCAATAAAACGTTCACTCCCTGGAACTCCTTGTCCGGCTTCGATTAATCCAAAAAGTATATCAGAAGGTGTCGCACCTGGTTTAGAAGCTATCTTTTTAGCCTTATTCATCATCCCTTCAGCCGTTTCTTGCTGGGCTATTGCCATTCTCTTTTGAAGTATGTTTTCACCGACTTCACCGTATGGCTGCAAGGCTTGCTGTAAGCGAGATTGTTTTTCAGATAAAGGAGCGTCTTTTAATGCAGGATCGCTTAAAACATTCTGTAACGACTTGTTAGCAAGATAATTGGTAGCGAACTGCCCTAAGCCTTGACCTATGGATTGTCCAACCTGCTCCATCATTAAGTCTTGTCTTGATGGGCCTACAATTTGAATTTGTGGCATATATTACCCCTTTAAGTCATTGCGCCTGATCTAAATAAATTGTCATACATCGAAGTTAAAGGAAATTGATTTCCACCACCGCCTCCACCCCAGCCCTGGGACATTCCTTGAAATCCGGCGTTCATTAAACCTGCTCCGCCTTGTGCAAGTGCTGTTTGCCAAGGATTAGCACCTTTTTGCTGATATCCGAACATTGGAGTTTGTGTTTGCCTATTGGCCATTTGGTTATATTGACCGAATATGTCGCTAATTGCATTTCTTTGCATACCTGATTTCATTTCAGCTAATTTGGTTTGCAAATTGGCTCCTGCTGCACCCAAAGCCTGTCCAAACCCTGATGATGAAAGACCTCCCCCCATTGCCCCTAAGCTTGAAAATCTTTCTGCTAGTCCTGGAACTGTCCTTTGCTCAAACTCTTGCATGTAAGGCTTTTCAAAGTTTTTATAGATGGATGATTGCGGATCAAGATACTGCTGGAGAATATTCATTCCCTGGCCGTATGCTCCGCCACCTTGCATCTGCTGCAATTGGTTGAATTCACCCATGAGGAATTTCTTTTGCTCCGGCGATAGTGTTTGGAATTGCCTCATTGAATCTTGGTCACCTGACATAAGACCCGAAAGCAATGACATTGCTCCGCTTGCTAAAAATGGTGCTGCTGCTGCAAATCCCATAAAATTAATCCTGCTTTAAATATTCTAAAACCACTATCCCGCTTTTTATTGCCGGTGCTGTTGTGCCGTTTCTTATTGTTACCGACGTTACGTCTACTTTCATACTTATACTATTTGTAATTAACACATCATCAACATAAGGCACTTTTCTCCAGTCTCCTTGATCAGTATAAACTATAGCACGCATATTTGTAATTTGCTTTAGCGACTGTATGCCATGTGCAAATACATAACTAGCACCGGTTGCAATGGATGTGAATTTGAATGTTTTTCTATATCCATTTCTAGTTTGTGTTGTGCTATTGACAGAAAACCACCTCTCAAAGTTAGCAATCTCTTGTAAGCTAAATAAACCACCAATTTTATTATTCATAGCATCAACAGTTTTCTTATAAGAATCTGTTAACCTTTGTCTAAGCTGCTCTTCCTCTTGTGGAAGGTCTATTGACAATGGAAGTTGGTTTGCCTGTACTGAAGGATCGCTGTTATATGCCATATTATCCTAGTAAATTTTTAGATCCTGACCTCATCCACAATTGCATTGCGTTCAATACAAATTTGCTTTCATGTGTTGTTATTTCATTCATCAGGCTATCATCATATGATAATTCAACTCTCATGTATTGTCCGGCAGCTGTTGCAAAAAACCTATGCCATGCGTAGTCGGATAAAACGTTAGGGTAGTAAGTTGCCGGTATTGATGTATTTACTTTAGTGTTTCCCACGGGGACATTTGCTTGAACATTAGTTGCGGAATTTATGTATAGACTGACTGAAACGGCAGAATCTGGGGTTGCGTCTGTAAGTAAATCAACATAGGAAATCTTTAGATTTACACCTTGCTTTTGGAATGGATTAAAGTCTTTAGTTTGAATGGTCATCTTAGGAAGTAGTGTTATCTCTCCGCAACCTATATATTCCGCTGTTGTTACCGGGGTAAAATCAAAATCTACGGAATAAATTTCACCATCCCACTTTGCTAGGGAAATTGTGTCCGTATCGAGTACGGTTACTTGGTATATTTCATCATTTAAATCCGTTGCAAGAGGGGCTTTAGTAACACTATCCCTAAAGTGCATCTCTTGAATGTATATTACTTCCTCGGTCAATAGATTATGATTGATTACCGTTAACTGAATCGGTGTAGTCGTTAAATCAACACCAGTTATGGAAAGAGATTGACATTCCTCAACATTTGAACTTTGCTGATAGTAGCTAATGTATCCTTGTTGATTTCCGCATACAACAAAGGGGAATTCACTTTGAGAATCTACATCTTCCCAATATATTGAAGTATCCTCCCACATTGCCATTAGATCGTCCCATGTAACACCTGTTGGTGCTTGATAAGTACCGAAGCAAGTAACGCTATCGCGCATTTTGGCAAATGTCTTATTCCTATAGTTGGCTAGTAATATCTTATTGGGAAACTTTTGACCTACTTCTTGGTCGTTTGAATCTGCGTAGCACCAGTAGACTACTTCTTTTTGGAAGTTTCTAGCACCATGTACACGAGCAATCCCATTATTCGCATTACGAAAGGTAAATACTAGGTCGGGGATCTTTTCATCTATTCTAGATACGTTTGTTCCACTTGAGGTTACTATTGCTTTATCACCAACAGTTAGGACGCCATCATCAAAGAGAATTGTTGAGAAGGTAGACTCTGAACCAAAATCGGATGATATCCTTTCCCATACAAATGGTAGTCCATATTCACCGACATAACGAAGTTGCCACGTGGAACGTTCGAAAAATACAATAAGAGTATTCTTATAGAATATTGCACTTATTATGTCTTCTGCAACAGGTGCGTCAATGAAACCGCCCTTACCAAACACATCAGATCGCCAAGCATCATTTTGAATCGGGCTACCTATTTGGGAGAACCGACATCTATTGTAAATGTTTTGGCTGTTGCCAATTGTTTCCCCCTCCCATGTATTAAGGGCTAGCAACCTACCATAATAGGGGATTAATATCTTTGCTTGGAATAGATAGAAGTTACCGTAATTATAAGTAGCACCAACAGGTGTATCTAATTTTAATGCCGGGCTGAATGCTAATGTAATTGCCCCGGTATTGTAATTTATTGTGCCTGTATTGCTTGTGGGGTATCCTGTTAATGTCCCATCTTCTTGTTCGTCGGTAAATGTAACATCTCCAACGGTAATAGAAACACTTCCTTCAATTATCGGAAGTTGTGTTAAACCTCCCGCAAATGCAAGCCAAGGGGTTACTACTGTACCTAGTGATTCTTGCTGTTGTTGTCCTCCAATAAGGGGGACGAAATCCGTCCACGTGGAACCATTTGAATATCTCATTGGATTGGAAGCATTATTTACAAAATTTGTTACAAAAAACAATCTATCTGCCGCTTCAATTCCTCTATAGTTGGTTGCGAGAAAGAAATCTGAATCCGAGCCACTCCACACCGTTCCAGGTATCCACTCTTGAAATCCTGCTCCTGTATTTATATAAGCGTAAACGGTATCAAAGAATATGGTTTGCTCATCGTTTACGGTAGTTAGGTCTCTTGTCCATATTCCCATTGCTGGAAGTGAAGGGAAGTAGTTAAAATTAGCTGTTGTTGCTACTCCGGCACCTGCTGTATGAGTGAGAGTTACCGATCCAGTAACGTAATTGATTACACCGCTATTCCCTGGTGTCGGGCTTGTTAGAGTACCGTCTCCTTGATCTGTGAAAACTATAACACCTATTGTGATAACTACTGAACCACATTCTAATTCGGCGTTAGGCTGATATTCTGGATTGACTGGATTCGAATTATTTATACTAGACAAAGAAAATATATTGAATGTCCAAGGTGAAGCACCCGAATTACCTAAAGATTGGGCTAAAAATACCCGTCTTAATCTACCTAGCTTCTCATTTAAATCACGTTTAACAACCCTATTTCTCCATACATAAGCATTCTCTAAAACAGGAAAAGCCTGATCTGGAAGCATAAAAGGCTTCTTATCAGTCTCATAACCTGAATTTGTGTCATATCCTGCTATTAGTATGGGTGTAAGGCTCATGTCATTGTACCTATTACCCAATAATTAAATTCTGTATCGGTACTTTGAATTGAAGAAAGAAAGGCTGTAAATCCATCATCTGCGGGAGTTACCGGTAAAGCGTTAGTATGTCCAATTGTCACGGCATTAGATGCAACAGTTAGACCTATAATCCTCAAACGCACAAAACCGTCTGCCCCTTTTTTGGCAAAATACGTTAATTTTCCTCCTGTATTTTTAGGAACAACACTTTTTCCCCATTGCAACAACAAGCCACCTGGAAGAAATACACAGCCCTTCTTTTCTGCAATAGGATCTATTCCACTTATTTGTATTTCTGTTCCCGATGATGGCTGCCTAATGAAAAAACGTTGATTGCCTGATACGGACTTGTTGTATAACGCTAATTCCGTTGCTGATGTTGTTGAAGCGGTTACATTTGTAAATTGAATAAATTCATGTTTTCCAAAATCTACAGGTGTATTTTGATCTACGTGGTTTTCTGACATTGTAGATCGCATTCCGGCTAATTCATTGACAAATAATTTTCTTGTGCTTCCTAATGTTGCACCGCTTTCAGGCATTCCAACTATAAATGACATATTAGCTCTACTTTAAATTTAAGACATTCTCCCAATTACAGAATAACCAAAACTAACATTGCGCCCGTCCGAACCGGAAACATGAAATGTAAAACCATCGTTTGTTAGTGAACTATAACTATACCTTACGGTATTGGCTGCAAGGCTTAAACCAACTAAATCTAGAACAACAAACCCGGAGGCTCCATTTTTAGCAAAATTTACCGTTGTGCTGTTGCCACCCGCATTTGTTGTGCCACCGCCCCATTGAAGTAGGAGACCTCCAGGAAGAAATGTACAACCGGCCGTTGCACTAACAATAGGATCAACACCGCTAATCTGAATTATTGTTCCACTGTTAGGTTGACGCATGAAGAAACGTTGTGCTACTCCATTTGATTTATTATACAAACCAAGTTCGGTAAGACTTGTTGCGCCATCTGCAACACTAGTAAATTGACAAAACGTATGCTTGCCGGCTCCAGCGTTGTTTTGATCTACGTGGTTTGCCGACATTGTAGACCTAATTCCCGCCAATTCAGTAACAAATGATGCTCTTGTGCTTCCCAATGAATCATCGACCGTTGGCATTCCTGCTGTAAATGACATAATTTTCTCCTAGTTTACATGGCTCCATCTTCTGCCATTTATCACATCTTTTATATAACGATGGCTTATACCATATTTTGCAGCCAGTTTTTCTAAATCTAATTCTTTTTTTGCTTCTTTTCTAATGTTTTTTACATCACATTCATTTAACTTCGCAGCATGGTTGTTTTGACCTTTTTGATCTGCTCTAGGATTTCTGTTTTGTCTATCAATTGCATTTGTTGAATGTGTGCCTAGGTACAAATGATCTGGATTTATGCAATTTCTATTATCGCATGTATGACAAACGATTAAATCGTCATCAATATTACCTTTATAATTCATATACGATAATCTATGTGCCAGCCCTGTCATTCTTCTAAAAGTCATTTGTATATACCCATCTTTTCTTGGTTGGGTATTTAACAACCAACATCCGTTTTCGTTTTCTAATACGTTTTTTTTAATGTGACACTCAAAACTACAGTATCTTTCATTTCTGAAATGAGTGTATTTAAATGTTTTATTACACTTTCTGCATGTTGCCATTTATCCACCACTTCCAAACCCCCATCCTCCTGATCCATAATTTTGAGATAGTTGGTCTCTAAATATGGAATTCATAGATTGTTTCCCTAACTGTGCGCAAGTTCTAGTTTCATTAAGAGAATATCGTTCGGTTAAAGATTTATCCATCAACGCTACACCATCAGGATCTAAGCGATCTTCGTAGATCTTTTTGGCGGCTCCGAAAGCCAGCGTTTCATGCCATTCTAACAGTTCTGGAGTTCCTGTCAATGTCGGATTATTTGGATCTGTAGTTCCTAAAAGAGCTTGCGAAGGCTGTCTATAAGCTATCAATTCCACAGTGTAACCCTTATCGGGCACTGGACGTAAAGTAAATTGATTCTGAAAGAACATTATAGCTTGTGGAATGGCTAAGTTTGGTGGATTGGCTGGGTTATATTCTATTGTGATATCGTTTCCTGATGGTATTGCCTGTGTAAATATCAGACCGATAACCTCGCCTGTTTCATAATCAATAACACCACCTTCTAAGCAATCTCCTATAAGATTTCCTGCTCCATCATCAGTAACATTCAATGTACTTCCATAAGATAGATTTGCTGTTATTAAAAGGTTTTGAACCCTGCCAATATTTGCTTGAGGAAATGAGGTTGATGTTGGATCTGTCAAAAAATTAGTGGTTGGCACTGTATTTGTCTGCACCATAGGCTTATTTCTAGTGCTGCGAATTAGCGGATGGGCTGTGCAAGTGCCAGAATATGCGCCAAATGTCCAATAACCGCTTGGTGCGCTATATGCTTGATAAATAGGGTTTGTTCCATCAATACCGTCCAGTGTGAAGTTGTTGGCATCAACAAAGGTGATGGTATAATATAGATTGTTTAATGCTGTTGTTCCTACTATTCCGGTTATTGCAATTTCATCACCTGTCGCAAGTCCATGAGCTGCACTTGTAATTTGTATTGGATTAACTAAAGAGACCGCTGTTATGGCGCCATTTTCACCGCCATTGCTACCGTTCCCTGTTGCTAATGTCTCTTGGTATTGCCAATTGTACCAAACCCCATAAAATGACCAAGGGTCTTGGAATAAATTCACTTCACGTTTAGCAACATAGCAAGGCATCTCAATTGTAGTATAATGCTCACTGTCGAAAGGATATGTGTCTATTCCCCGTTGAGTATTGAACGTATATTTGTCTTTTAACTTTAGACTGCGAAATTGCGCTGGGAAGTCGTAAAGATAAAAGCTATTGATATAGTCAATGATCTGAGCATCCGTTAACTGGTTAGTTGTTGCCGAACCCGTTAATTTTCGGACTTTTATTATGATATCTGCCAAGGTTGCAATACTCATTCCACAAGCCTATTATCAAAACAATCGTTAAGGATCATTGTTGGGGAATACTCTGCTAAATTCACCCCTGAACTTGATGGAACTGCACAAGGGGGAGTTGTCTTAGCTAAATCACCAGGGACAACAAAAGGGGTGAAATTTATACTATCAATGTCTAAAGTCACTGTATCGCTAGTAAGTCCTAGCACTTTCCCTCTTCTATTGTTTATCTCTTTCATTCCATAAGGTCGACTTACCCTAAGTGATATGTATTCATTCAAAACAAAGTTATGATCTGTTGTAAATGTCACTACTGCATGTTGTTCGTTCGTAATGTCCTCAATTAACACAACATTAGGAACGAACTCATTGGTAGTCATTAGAACATCTCAACAGGTGTAAATCTAACTCTTGATTGCACTTCATAAGTTGATGGCAATCCACGATCGGGTAATTCTCCATCTATTTGCGATGCGCCTTGACCCTTCATCATTCCAAACTTACGTATTTTCTTTTTGCAATTGTTCAAGTGTTTAACAATTCCCATTGGCAATTCAGTAATTTCTCCATGTGTTAACCTAATAGTTTTAATAGGCTCTCCTCTGAAGAAACGATAGCTAAAGTCTAACCAGCCGCCTTGAGCATCGATAAACTCAAACATTCCTTTAACCATCTTCTCGTGCTCTCTACGAAGCTTTTTAACTTTTTCATCATAAACTTCTGGTGGTAGCTTATTAACTTGCTTTCTTGAATGCTCTTTTACTTCCATTATTTTTCCTTTATTTAAAGAGGGGGTTTCCCCCCTCTATTTATTAGAATATATCAATTCTATAATCATCGTACTTTCTAGCTTCCCAACACCAAACATCACTTACATCTGAAGTAAATGAAGCAGTGTTAAATAGGTCATTACCAAATCTAATAAACCTTTGATTTCTGTTATCAAATGTGTCTAATAGATTCATGCCCGGAGGCTGTTGAGGTACTGTAGCGCTTGCATTGAATGGAACTACTCCAGACGATGAAGGTACAGCAACAGATGGACTTACTCCAGCCGCTGCAACTGCACTTGTTGGATATGAATAAGCAGATGTAATACCACTTGTATCAAGATCTAACAATACAGAAGATTCACTTGCTGTATTAACAACACTTAATACACGTGCTGCTTTGTTATTCATTGATGTCCAAGCACCCGAACCATATTCTTCAGGTATTCTTAAAGAGATAATTTCACCAGGGGTAAAATCATTAGCCACAGTAAAATATACTCTTGCTTGAGCTGCTCTTGTGATACCAGCAATATATTTATACCTAGGATAGAAACGTCCTGGAATAAATTTAAGCACTTGTGCTGCTGTTCCAGAAGCTGCAAATGTGTTTGCAGAGGCTGTAACTGCTGACGCCATCATACCTAAAGTAATACTAACGTTTGCTGTTACTGCAGTTACTTGAAAATCTAGTCCAGAGATTTGCTGCATAGTTGTTACACTATACATACGTACAATATCACCAACACTGATACCTGCTGTGCTTGCCATTGCTACAACAAAAGTTGTGTTGTTTGTTGTAGTTGCTGTCAAAGCTGCATAAGTTGGTGGATTTGCAGTATCAAAATATGATATTGCATCCGCTGTGCTTGCTGCTGCTGGCAAAATACGTGAAGTTAAGGCTGGATTAGTCGCGTCAGAGCTTTGCAAGATACCTCTTGCGCTATTCTGTGTCATCCCCTTAGCCCACCACCATTGGATAGCTTGAGCATCACTTGCCTCACCCCATCCTGTAATGGATCTGCAAATAACAAAATCAGGCTCTCCCATTCCAACTAGTGGAACGTTAACTCCTGTTACTGTGGTAGCATTCAAAGTGAAACGTCCACCAGCAATCATTTGATAAGGTAACATATTAGATCCTCCTTATATGCCGGTTGAGCGTAGGTTTTGAATCCACAGGTCGTTTGTAATACATTGGCCTTGATAACATTCTATTACTTTCGGTTGCCAACCTACTGACCCTATTTCTAGGGCGGAAGCTACTCTTCGGAAGCTTCTCTAGTGGTTTCCTCACTAGTCTTGACTGTCGCATATCCTTTCGGATTCTTCTCGCTCAGTCGATCACGGTATACAATAATTAGTCATTGTGATATTATCTTTATTAAAAAAGGAGTTCATATGTGGTCTAAAGAACAAATTGCGTATATGGCTGGCATTATTGACGGAGAAGGTTGTATCTATATTCAAAAAGTTAAAAGAGTTAACTGGTTTGATTATTTTCCAAGACTTCAAATCGTCAATACAAATGAACCATTGATTAGATGGATTCAAAACACCTTTGGAGGCAAAGTGATAACCAGAGATCGCAACCATGAAAATTCCAATTGGAAAATTCAACATACTTGGTACACAACACGTCCTATAATGGACAAATTGTTTCCTCTTGTTATCCCGCATCTTATTGTAAAAAGAAAACAAGCTGAACTTCTTCTTGAATTTCGTAAAACATTTACCGAAAAAGAATCTTATAGGGTCACCCAAGAGATTCTTGATCTTAGAGAAAAATATCTTAACGAGATTCGTTATCATAATAACCATTAATTATACTTCCGCCTTGTCACCATAATTACGCTGCCAAAGCATAATCACAGGCTTCCAAGTCAATCAGAGAAGATTTACCCTCGTCTATATCGTCAAACGAGCATCCTGCTGTATGCCGAAGCATGCAGGGGTCCGAGTTATAACCTGGTGGCAGATAGATAAACTTCATCTTACCGCCTGCTTGCCATACCACTTTGTAAGACTCTTTCGCAGCTACAAAGCAGTTTGCAACATCAGCACCCGCTAATGAGGCATTTGGTGTTACACTACCTTGAGATGACACAAAAACTCTGACATTGTTTACTCCACCCCATTCTGTAGAAAGCACGTTATCTACATTTGGGTATTGGAATTTACGTACAAACCCTTGGACGTTATTTAACACCGGAATCATACGTGTCGAGCACATCATTCCGTAGGCATCACCAATTGGTGATGTACCAATCTTTAGCTCGCCTGGAATCATGTTTGTGATGTATTCAGCGTCGTTATCTTGTAACAATGCCACAATATCATCCATATCGCTAAGTGCAAGCTCTGTTGGCAAGTCACCATTCGAACCGCCTACTGAGTTTACCACGGAAGCTGTACTTTCGAGATTGTCTCTCTGTAGGGCGTCCTGAGTTTCTCTAGCGGCTTGGCCTAAACGAGCTGCTGCTGAATTTAATATGGGATCCTCGTTAGTAATAGTAACCTGCCTGGTTAATACTATATATGTTGCATATACTCTACATTCTGTTACTTTATTAACCATATTTAGTTTATTCGTTAACTAATTATGGCGGGGAAACCTCTTCGGATCTCCCTCTCTATATTTCTATAGAGAGCAGACTTTCGCTTCATGCTTTTGCATGTCTACCCGCTTAAGTCGTTCAGGCCGTACACAATCTATTTGCTCTTTATGCCCATATACTATATATTTACTCATTGCAGTATAGAGGTTTATATGAAGAAAATTGATTGTTCTTATCTTGCTGGTTATATAGACGGTGATGGATGTTTTTACATGGATTATGTTAAGCACAGAAATCCACTTAAAAAACCTCATCATCGTTGTATTTTGAAATTTGCAAGTGTCACAGAATCCCAAATTAAATGGGTTTCTGAACTTTTTGGTTTTGGATACTGGAAAAAATCTGATACAAAACAGATTAAAAACAGTAATCGTAAACCAGTTTATGAATGCAATATCAGCGGAGAAAAACTTGATTTTGTTCTTGCTAAAATTTATCCATACTTGAAAATCAAAAAACAACATTGCGAGATAATGATGAAAATGCGAGAAACATATACCAATCCTCTTGGAGGCGGTGCTTGCACTGCTGTTCCAGATGATGTTTATGATCTTCGACATTCTTATTATCTCCAATTACGTTCTATAAATACTCACCAACAAGGTCAGTATCGTACTTGCCCCTTGTCACCATAAACTATGCAACTAGTTCGTAGGCTTCCAAGTCAATTAGGGCTGATTTATCCAGGGCTAGTGTGTCAACCCTGCAATCCACATCCACTCTATTCAACTGCTGAGAAGGTGGATTAGTTTGTGCATCATCTAGTGGGACTGGAAATAAATCCAATCGATCGTAACGGCTTTGTCTATCAATAAAGCCTTGGTTATCCGGCAACTCAACAGGCATAGCAAAAAGATTGTGAATCAAATTACGTTCTGGAGTTGACAGAAGCTTGGAATTATACCTCTGCTGAATTTGCGGAGGCATAGTAGAAATGGAAACTGTCATCTAAAACCTCAGTTTAATAACTGTAGCTTGCTTGACTTGCGTAACCCATCATCTCCTTATAAAGGTCTTTGTAATCTGAATCGGTCATCTTAAATGCTTGAGCCATCGGACGTTTGTCGTAAGCTTGAGGCGTTTGAACGGTTTTAGCGTTCTGCTCTAGCTTCTTATCAACTTCCTTAGCACGTCTTGCATCGGGGACTTTTTCAGATAACTTCATTGCTTTGATGTACTTATATGTCTGTACACCAATTTTATAAGGGTCTTTGAGTTCAACAATAGTTTGGGCAAGTTCAGGGTCTTTTTCTTCTAAAAGTGCCATTGTGTCAGCATTGACAACTTCATCGAAGTCACTGAACCGAGATTTTAGATTGTCTAAGAATCTAGACTGCTCCCTTTGCTTTTGAATATTCTCAAACTCTTGGAGAGCTTCTTTCTTGATGGAATCTCTTTCTTTTTGCATAAGCTTTTTCACTTTGCCTTTAGGAAGAAACTCATCATCGCTGAGAGAATCTAGCTCATCGACTTCTTGCTTAGGAGTTGGCTGATTGGCCAATGTCATTTGCATTAACCTTTCATTCATTTCCTTTTGCATTCTCAGTTCGTTTTCGAGCTGTTGTTGTTTCATACGCATTTCACGCCAGTTTTTATCCTGTTTAGTTTCTACAGGTGGCGCCTCTGCTTGAACTGCATGGTTTGTCTCTGGAGTTGCGACCTCTGGCATTACGCTATTTTCTTGGACATCATCCATGTGCTAACAATCCTTTTGGCTTGGTGAGTGCCTTTTACAACCAATCACGCAATTTAAGGCTTGCGGTAGCCTTTGATTGCGAAATAAAGAGGAATTATTTAAATTTCAAGTATTAATAAAGTGAATTAAATGCCTATATGCCCTAAATGTTTACGTGAATACAGCGAGGCTGATTTTTATGGAAAAGAAGTATGCTATCGGTGCACTTACAAACACAAAACAGAGAAAGACATCCCCGAACTTTCGGGCAGGGCTTGTAAGCTCTGCAAAGCCCCCATTGAAGAAGGGCGGAGTTTCTACTGCTCACAAAAGTGTGCTGACAAGTTCCACGAAGAAAAGAAAAAAAACGCCTGGTATTTGAAGCTTAAAGATAAAGGTAATGGATGGAAAGAAACTCCATTAGACTTTAGGCGACTAGAATCTTAGGTGGTTTCTTATAGAATTCAGTAAGCTTGGCATCTTGATAATGGGGGTTAGCTGTCCAATGTCCCATTTCATCTTTCATGAATCCAAAATGCTCTAATTGTATGCCCTTCCACGCTCTAATTTCCTTTAGCATGTCATAATCAAATAAAGCTTCGTTGGCTAACATATTATCCATCTCTGACCAGTGGGGGAGACACCAGCAAAAGCGAATGTCACCATTGCGATGGATCTTGAAAACGACTGTGTCATCTTCCGGGTATGGACGGTATTTTGTAGTAATGATGCGACGAAGTAATGCACGTGGCATCTGACGGTCTTTCTTTTCGTGTACTGTAATATAGTAATCACATTCACCATCGTAAGGTCTTGATTGAATGGTATCATTGAGATCAGAAACAAGGGAGGACATTAACTCGTTGGTGAGATCACCAGCTTGAATAGGGGATTTATCGCCATGAATTTGAGCATCACGATAAATTGCCCCTACTGTCTTACGATCACCGTATTGACTTTTATTTTCCATTACTTCTTTTTCTTTAGCGATTTGCTGAGTTTCTTATCATCTGCAATCTGTTCTTTGAACTCTTTAGTATCTTCTTTCAAATGCTTAAGAACCTTTTTAACAACTTTTTTCTTACCGTTTTTCATTTTATTGCTTTGGCATCATTAGAGTTGGGGTTTGCATATCACGAAGCTGTCTATTTTGTGCCTCGCTTTCACGTTGAACTTGTGCAAGCGGCATATGCTTCATAGTCTTCTGGTCTGCTACAATAGGGCCTTTTTGGCATGCAACTTTATTGTATTTGCCTTCTTTCATGAGTAACGGCCCTTATAAGCTTGTTTTTCTATTTTTCCGGCTGCTTTTGACTCTTGAGCATTATGACGAGAGATATATTCAGTAGTTTTGTTAAACTCTTTTTGTGAAAACACTGCTTCAGGACGTTGATAGTTCTCAACATCTGGCTTCATGTTGCCTTGCTCTTTTCCTAAGTTTCCATAGTTTCCCATAAATCACCTATTGGTTAAATTTGCAAATAATGAGATATTTTTTATTTGGCAACCTGTTCTTTTACCGCTTCTGCTGCCGGGTTAAATTCTAATTCGTTAATTCGATGGAGCATTTCAATTTTACTTGCTAAATGCTCGGTATCCATAGATTGCAATTCTTTAATAATCTTGACGATATTTAGCAT